CTAAGGGCCTGCTTGAGACATCGACGTCTCTTATTACCAACACGAAAGGAGTTAAGTCTGTGGTTAAATCTAAGAATCGCTCGGTGACTAGCGTTGAATCCATCGCGGATTCCCTTCATCGGGAACCGGGGGGGCGTCCAGCTCCCCATGGACTTCGCAGTACACCGAGGTCACGGCGCAGGGCGAGAAATCGTTCTGATTCTCCCGTGACGGAGATCTACATTGTACCGCCTGCGAAGGCGGATAGCAAGGCAGGTCCCCGGTTTCGAAGCAAAGATGCTCCCTTCGAGGAGTTCCATCTTGGAACTTTCTCTTTAGTAAATGGAGCTGGCGTTTCAGTCAGCGACACTAACTATGAACATCTTTCCTATCCACGTATAGAGCGTATGTGGGATAGTACCAATCGTTTGGTACGTCCTATCATAGGCTACTATCGCAACCTTAGCCCGTTTAGTAGGAGAAATACTTTCTACATTCGGGGAAAGGGGCAACACATGGATGGTGGCCCAATGCATAAAATCGTCGGATGGATCCGCGAGGAAATCCTGGGTATCGATACCTACTATGGTGTCGATTTCAGGCCTTACGGTTTCGCCGAACGGTACATTGGTGGCTTCGTGCCTGCTTCATGGCCGCATGGTTTCTCCATTGTTGATTTTAACAACGCGGGAATTAGCGGTCAGATACCCATTACAATGGGTCAGGCCACAGACTACGGTGCCGAGGCTTACAATCGAATTAAGCCGAAGATCGCGGAGTTTGATGCTATGCAGGGTTTCGGCCAGAATATGGTCGAATTGCCTGCGCAGCTCCGTACTACGTCCAAAGGTTTAGCGGAAGCTTATCGGTCTTTGATAGGTTCTACTTTAGCCTCATCCCTTAAGGGGGGTTTGACGAGTAAAGCCTATCGTCGATCTGTGCGTAGACAAGCTCTTAGGAACTTGTTTATGCCGAAAGCTATCGCTGACCAGTTCTTAAACGAACAATTTGGATGGGTTCCCTTCATATCCGACATGAAAGACCTTTACAAAGCCTATTCACGTCAAACTGATCGTTTTCGCAGTATTACCCGCGAGAACAATCACTGGATACACCGAAGGGGCACCGTCAGGAATTCTGAGCATAAAGAGGTGTTCGATGTGAAAGATGACTTCGCAGGGTATGTCTACCCTACTCTGCCTAGCTCTTTCTATCGATCCACTGGAACTTTTGTGACATCGACCCTATCCGTTGAGACTTCTGAACGGGTTTGGGCTTCCGGTGCCTTTAAGTTCTATGCGCCCGAATTTGACTCGTCAAATCGTTCGTCTGAAGGGACGTACGGTGATGTGATGCGCTTAGTCCATTATTACGGGCTTCGCGTTTCACCGACGGTTGTTTGGGAACTAACTCCTTGGACTTGGCTGGTCGATTGGTTCAGTAACGCTCAAGGTGTCATAGACAATGTCACCGCGAGTGTTTTTGACCGTCTTCTCAGCAAGTATGCCTACGTCATGAGGTCCTCTCACCGCGAGGCGGTGAACGACTCAATCTTACATCTCCGTAATGGGGACGTACAGTGTTCTTGGCGTCAAGTGATTGACATCAAGGACCGTGCCGTAGCGCATCCGTATGGTTTTAACCTTGACGGAACTCTTGCGGATTTGTCCGCCCGTCAATTGGCGATCCTTTCTGCTATCGGGCTATCCCGGTAGTGTTTGGATTTGTCTGGCTGCATGCTGTAGTTTGCCATGTCGACACTTGGGTCGACCTCTGGTCAGTGAGCAGCTTTACCCCAAGTTTTAACTCTGGAGGTTAGCTAATGGCTTTTGCAGATCCACAAACATTCGACTTCGACGGTGATTCGATATCCTTAAATCGCATTTTGGATGACGGATTAAAGTCCGTCTACCAGTCTGCTGATGGGAAATACGTCTTTACTATTTCTCATCAGGACTCGAAAGGCCTGATTCGACGGATGGTCAGAATTGACCATCAGTTTATTAAGGCCGATCCCTTGTCGACGGAGAATACCTTGCAGACTCAGTCTGCATATTTCGTCTTGGCGGAGCCCAGTAATCCTGGACTCGCTGATAACGAAATTCTCCTTTTTCTGTGGCAGGGCCTCGCGGCCTGGGCTACAGATGCTAATATTGCTAAGCTTACGGGCTCGCAACATTAGTTGTCGAATGCATTGGGGGTCTTCGGACCCCTTCTGCAACAGCACTTAGTCAGATGTCTACCCCCCAGTCGGGAGGAAACATGAAAAGCTCCGTACCTAAGAAAACAGTACGTAACTTTCTAGAGTTGGCACGATTAGTCTATATAGACAGTTGTGCCAAGTGTGTTGTCGATGTCTCCGATTTTCGTGACTTAAAAACTATAAAGTCACGGATCAAAAGAGAAGGTGTTTCGTTTCTAACGATCACCCTACCTGCATTTTGTTCAGATTTTGAAGAAGCTCTGGACAGAAAGCAGATTGACCCAAAATACTTTCGCGGTTTCGCGAAAGTTAAAGCAATCCCTGAACTTTTTCAAGGTATGCTTGGTGTTCTCTTTGATCGGGAGTCAGGGAGGTTTTACGATAATGAAGAGCGACTCTCTTATCACGATATTCCCACTGTTATTGAATGTGTTAGGCAAGTTTGCCTCACTTTCAAGAAAGTTGAGTTGTCGTGTACCCCCGCAAGGGAGGCGAGAGCGATCTCTACCTTCGTACAAACGGAGCGTGAGTTCGCAGAGTTTAAGCCGAGTGATGGCGATGTTGATTATTTTGTCAACGTGGCTTTCACTTTGTGGAGTCGTCTTTTACGAGACATACGTCTCGATGAGATGACCCCACGCCATGGCCCAGGCGCCGTCGGCGAAAAGGTTACTTCTAACCAGAAGTATTCTTGGAAGCGATGGCATGAACGCCTTGAACCCTACTTTCCCTTTCTAGGCAACGGTTATTCCGTTTCTTCAGCAGCCCCAATGGACGACGAAGGGTATTACGATATAAAAACTCGTGAACCCTTTGTTGTCCCTGAAGCGGCTGGCCTTAATCGGGATTTCGAGGAAGTTTCGTTCATTAAGCCAGAGGACGAGTTACCCTCACGGGTAGCTTTAGTCCCGAAAACTCTGAAAACTCCCCGGATAATTGCCATTGAG